TCATACATAATGAGTGAAGTTTATCTTGGTAATCCCAATTTAAAAAAGGCGAATACTCAGATTGAATTTACACAAGAGAATATTATTGAGTTCTTGAAGTGTAAAGACGATCCAGTTTATTTTGCAAATAATTATATTAAAATTGTATCTCTGGATGAGGGACTTGTTCCTTTCAAACAATATCCTTTTCAGAAAAAGTTAATAGAGAATTTTCATGAACACCGTTTCAACATATGTAAAATGCCTCGGCAGACGGGTAAGTCAACAACGGTTGTATCATATCTCTTACATTATGCGATTTTTAATGATAATGTTAATATTGCTATACTTGCAAACAAAGCTTCTACTGCCCGTGATTTACTAGGAAGACTGCAACTTGCATATGAAAATTTACCAAGATGGATGCAACAAGGTATCATATCTTGGAATAAAGGTTCTTTAGAAATTGAAAATGGTTCAAAAATTTCTGCAAACTCTACTTCTTCTTCTGCTGTTAGGGGTGGTTCTTATAATGTTATATTTCTTGATGAGTTTGCTTTTATCCCAAACCACATTGCTGATGACTTTTTTGCTTCTGTTTACCCTACGATTTCTTCTGGACAGAAAACAAAAGTCATAATAGTATCTACACCACGAGGTATGAATCACTTCTACCGAATGTGGCACGATGCAGAGAGAGGAAAGAATGAATATAAACCAACTGACGTTCACTGGTCTGAAGTACCAGGTCGTGATGAAGCATGGAAAGAGCAAACGATTGCAAACACATCTGAACAACAATTCAAGGTTGAGTTTGAGTGTGAGTTTCTTGGATCTGTTAATACTTTAATAAATCCATCAAAATTAAAAAATTTAGTATACGAAAATCCAATTCAAAAAAATGCAGGACTGGATGTATATGAAGCACCACAAAAAGATCATAATTATCTAATCACAGTTGACGTTGCTCGTGGTTTAGGTAATGATTATTCAGCATTTATAGTTTTTGATATAACAAACTTTCCATATAAAGCAGTTGCAAAGTATCGAAGCAATGAAATCAAACCAATGTTGTTTCCAAGTATAATAGATGATATAGGAAAAGCATATAATAAAGCATTCATATTATGTGAAGTAAATGATATTGGCGATCAGGTTGCATCTATCCTGAATTATGATTTAGAATATGATAATCTATTAATGTGTTCACAAAGAGGTCGTGCAGGTCAGGTTGTTGGTGCAGGATTTAGTGGTAAAAGATCGCAACTAGGAGTAAGAACTACACAAGCAGTTAAGAAACTTGGTTGCTCAAACCTTAAAACACTGTTAGAAGATGATAAGATACTTATTATTGATTATGATATTATATCAGAATTAACTACTTTTTCTCAAAAACATAACTCATTTGAAGCAGAGGAGGGATGTAATGATGACTTAGCAATGTGTTTAGTTATATTTGCTTGGTTAGTTGCACAGGATTATTTTAAAGAAATGACTGATAATGATGTAAGAAAAAGAATATATGAAGAACAAAAGAATCAAATAGAGCAAGATATGGCACCGTTTGGTTTTATGTCTGACGGACAGGATGAAACTTCTTTTGTTGACAGGGATGGAGATTTATGGCACACTGACGAATATGGTGATCGTTCTTATATGTGGGATTATATGTAATGGAATTAACTGCAAGTAATGTAATTAAATCATTATCTGAAATCGCTCCTTATATTGAAGCAGATGGTGGATTTGTAGAGTTTGTTGAAATAGAAGAAGAAACAAAGTTTGTAAAAGTGAGATTAGGTGGTGCTTGTACAAGTTGTGCAATGAGTGCAATGACATTAAAACAGGGCATACAAAACAAAATATTTCAAGATATACCAGATTGTAATGGTGTAATTCAAGTTTTGTAATGGATTTTGATGAACAACTTGAATTAGATCATTTTGTTCTGACCGAACGAAAGTGTCGTGTATGTGGTATAACTAAAGATTTAATAGATGGATTTTATTTAATAAGAAAGAATAAAAGTATTCAATCTTCTTATTCATATGAATGTAAATCCTGCACTATAAAAAGAGTTAGAAGTAAAAAGAAAGTAGATGTAAAGAGATGGGAGTATCCAGATTGGTAGTTCATGCACTGTTTCCCCGATGAAAATGGTCTTTTTAATAAATAATTTCAGAAAAATATTCCTGAGATCGGAGAATACAAGATGGCTCTAAATTTAGCCTCTCCTGGTATCCAAGTTAGAGAAGTTGACCTTACCATTGGTAGAGTAGACGCTACAAGCGGTTCTATCGGTGCAATAGTCGCTCCATTTACGAAAGGTCCTGTGGAGGAACCACAATTAATTGAAAGTGAAGAGGATCTGTTACAAACTTTTGGACAACCTTATTCAGTAGATAATCATTATGAGTACTGGTTAACCGCATCTTCCTTCCTTGCATACGGTGGCACAATGCAGGTTATTCGTGCAAATGACGCTGGATTAAAAAATGCAACAGAAGATGGTGCACCTGAACTTTTAATTAAAAGTGACACACATTATAATCAACTTGGTTATGATGACAACATCATTACTGGAACAGTCATTGCTGCTAAAACACCTGGTAGTTATGCCAACGGTATAAGAGTTTCAATAATAGATGGTAAGGCAGACCAAATACTCACTACAACTGGTATATCAACAGTTGGAATGGGAATAACTCAAAGTGTTGCAAACAGAGTTGTTGCTGGTGCTGCTGGAACAAGTTTACTTGACGGATATCTAAAAGGTATTGTTACTGGAATTCCTGAGACAGGAAAAGCAGAAGTCAAAGTATTATCACACGTTTCTGCTGCTGGAACAGTTACACAAGTTGATTATCAAGCAAACGGTGTATATTGCTTCAAAGCAAATGAAATTATAACACCAATTGCTGCAGGTTCAAACGTGGGGACTGGAAGCACAGTCATACCTACTGCACAAGTTGACTGGTTTGAACAGCAAGAAATTGTTCTAACAACAAAAGATGGAAACGGTAATCCAATAAAATTAGAATGGGATGCGTTAGCAGATGCACCAGGTACTTCATCTTATGCTCAAGCAAGAGGTGGTAGATTTGACGAATTACACGTTGTTGTAATAGATGATAAAGGAACTATTACAGGTAATGCTGGAACAATTCTTGAGAAACATCTAAATCTATCAAAAGCAACAGACGCTGAATACTCAGTTGGTTCAACAGCATATTGGAGAAAATATCTTGCAAATGTTTCACAATATATCTACGGTGGTAGTGCACCTGCTGGAATTACAACCACTGGATATGATAATGCTACTGCAACTGCAATAGGTAGTTTGGATTCAGACAACTCTTGGGATCAACCTGCAGATTCTGCAGATAAAGGTTTCGGTGTTATAGGAGTATTCACCTCATCACTCACAGGTGGTAAAAACTACGGTGGAAAAACAGATTATACAACAGTTGGTGCATTAGATCCTGGTATCGATGATATAATCGGTGGTTTGGAACTATTCGCTAACAAAGAGGAAGTTGAAGTTGACTTTGTACTTATGGGTGCTGCTCATCATACAAAGGAAAAAGCACAGGCGATTGCTGAAAAAGCAATACAAGTTGCTGAAGCAAGAAAAGATGCAGTTGCATTTATTTCACCTTTCAGACAAGCATTCTTGAATGATACATCAGTTGGTACAGTTAGTGTTAACAACATTGACACAATGACTAACAAAGTTGTTGAATTCTATGCTCCAATCACATCAACAACATACGGTGTCTTTGATAGTGGTTACAAATATATGTTTGACCGATTTAATAATACATTTAGATATGTACCATTAAACGGAGACATTGCTGGAACTTGTGCCAGAACTGACATTGAGCAGTTCCCTTGGTTCTCTCCTGCAGGTACTGCAAGAGGTACAATTCTAAATTCAGTGAAACTTGCCTATAATCCAGGCAAGAAACAAAGAGATATTCTTTACTCAAATAGAGTAAATCCTGTAATACTCTCACCAGGTGCAGGTATTGTGCTCTTTGGAGACAAAACTGGATTTGGTAAATCATCAGCATTTGACCGAATCAACGTTCGTAGATTGTTCATTTTCTTAGAAGATGCTATATCAGCAGCGGCTAAGGATCAACTCTTTGAGTTCAATGATGAACTAACTAGAACAAACTTCGTAAATATTATTGAACCATTCCTAAGAGAGGTTCAATCCAACAGAGGTATATTTGACTTTGTTGTGATTTGCGATGAAACAAATAATACTGCAGCAGTCATTGACCGAAATGAATTTGTTGCTGACATCTTTATCAAACCAGCAAGATCAATTAACTTTATTGGTCTTACCTTCGTTGCCACCAGAACTGGTGTTGACTTTGAAGAAGTAATTGGTTCCGTTTAATTAACAGAGGTTTAAACAACTATGGCTAGAAATCAGGTAAATCCACCAC